TAGGTGGTGGAAATCAAATCCAGATATATGACCAGACCAATCACACCTATTACATTTACCACCCAAATACTCTACACATTTTTGTTTAACTCTAAACCTTCTTAAGTTAGTATTACATGTTCCACATATGTTTTTAACACACAATTTACCACATATTAAACAATTTTTTTCTTTATTTTTATGTAATTCTATTTTATACTTATCTAAAACTCGATATACTGTTCTTCTACCAATTTCTAACTCGTTAGATATGATAGTAGCATTTATACCAGAATTATACATTTCAATTATTTTATTATCCCTTTCCATATTAATAAATATGTGTGAGGCACAAAAAAAATAATTTTTATTCTACAAATATGTCAAAGAACGTTTTTTTTTTGTGGGAAGGGTGGGATTCGAACCCACATGGCTGGATTTTCAGTCCAGTGCATTGACCAACTTTGCTACCTTCCCTTTTTAGTTTTGCAAACTTAGTAATTATTTTTTAAACTACCAACTTTTTTTAAACTTTTTTTTTAAATCAAAAAACCCGACTCACTTATTGTGGTCGGGATTCAAATTTTATTGTTTTTTAAACTTTAATTTTTGACATTATCCGACCACCCCAGGGTAAAATCCTCCTCGGCTGCAAAAAACGCAAAATCGAATATGTTTGTTAAAGTTTTCATTTTTTTATTACTGTTATAATTAAATATATGCAAATATACTAAAGTTTTTTTTATTTGTCAACTTTTTTTCAATATTTTTTTTATTCTTGTGGTTTTGGTGCAAATTTACCAGTTAATACTGATGCAACTCTACTTAAAAATGAACCTCTTTCTTCTGGTGCACCACCACCTTGTTCATATTGTGTTATCAATTTAGATAATGCAACTTCTTTATCACGTTTCATTTTATCTTTGTAATCGATTACATCTTTAAGACCCATGAACCAGTAACCTTCAAATTGTTCTAAATCACTGAATATTTCTTGTTCAGACCTTATTTCAATATTTTCAAAACCTGGGGTTCTATTTGGGGCCCAAACTGTGAAGGCTTCAATATTCATTTTCGTTGCTGGTGGGTTTAATTGATAAGGTCGGTATATACCCGTTTTTAAAAACTCACCTAATCCAGCTTTTTTCCATAATTCTTCATTTGGGATTACTAAATCTAAATCACCAACTTGTAATGGGAAATTTTTAGGGTCCATTTTATTTAATTCAGCAATTAAATCTGGATAAAGATACAATCTAGCTGAACCTGATATAAAATATACCTTATCATTTGGATTTATTTTAAACTTAGCAAAAATAACTGTATTTGCTTCCTTTAATAAGGGTTCCAAACCACCACTTAAACCTTCGGTTAATGTTTTACCATTTCTAAGTATGGTTTCCAGTTGTTTCCAAACATTACCTTCATTTAAAGTTTCTTGGTATATTTTAGATAATTTCATACTCTTTTAATCTATCTACAGTTTGTTTGTTATATTGATTTTCAATTGTTAATTTTTTAAATGATAGAAACATACTTTTAGGACTTGGTCCTTTTAAATATAAAAAGTTATAAGCTGACCAATCATTAGTCATATAATAACCCTTTCTATTTTTCATCATATCCAATAAACACATTGGGTGTTTATTAACATATTTCCAATCATACTTGTGGCAAGCTTTACTAACTTTTTTCATGAATAAAATAAATTCAATAACCCTAGTTAACAATGTTACCAAAACTAAACCTATAATCGTAATTGCTATCATACTATAAATATTTAAACTTTATCAAATATAAGAACTATTTTTGAACTATCCAAATTTTTTATAATATTTTTTTGATTATTTAAACTATAAGCATCACATGATGTTTTTTTTGTTGCACATGATGTCAATACTAACACCAATAATAATAACGATAATAACTTTTTCATATATATAAATATCATGATTATTTTATAAAATAATTAAGTGCCCCTGGTGGGAGTCGAACCCACAAGAACTCGGTTTATTAATTTTTTAACCATTTTCTAATTGTATTATCACTTACACCATATTTTCTACCTACTTTTGAATAACCAGAGTCATTAACTTCTTTTAATAATATATCTTTTTCTGGTCTTTCAACTTTTCTACTATTTAACCTATAACATATTTTACATGTTTTACTTTTTTTATTAATTTGATTACCGCATTCACAAATGTTAGGCTCACATATAAGTTTATCAATCTTTGGCTTTATTAATATTTCTGTCTTATTTTTTTTCCTAAAAGTTGGTGTTTGACTATGACAATTTGGACATAGTATTCTAAGATTTTCTAATCTATTATCATTATTAATACCATTTATATGGTCTATTTCTAACGATATTGGTTTACCCATCCATTCACCAGAATTACCGCAAGAATCACATTTATAATCTAATAACCCACATTTTAATAATATTTTTTTTAATTGCGTTCTACTAATATTTATTCTATTATTTAATATATCATCTAACTGTTTATCACTAGTTAATATTTTATTTTTACTCCAAGATTTACCCATAAAATGGTCTGTACTTATATTGTAATCTTTAAGTAATTTATTAATTAATTTATAATTACCACCACCTGGTGGTATGTTTAATTTTTTTAAAATTTCAGATATACTTATTACATTTTTACTTATTATATCAAGAGTTTCTTTATCTATTTTATATTTCATAATTTTTATTTATAAATATATGATAAAACAAAAAAAGGTAAAGGTAATTTAAATAATTATCACCTTTACCTTTGTACGGATAGTCGGACTCGAACCGACACTCATATTTCAGAACACGGGTCTAAGCCGTGCGGGTCTACCAATTCCCCCATATCCGCATATTGTACTCCGAGAGGGACTCGAACCCTCACTCCCAATGGGAACAGCATTTTAAGTGCTGCGTGTCTACCAGTTCCACCATCGGAGCATTTGTAGGGGTAGAGGGATTTGAACCCCCGACCTATTGCATGTAAGGCAATTGCTACTTCCACTGAGCTATACCCCTATTTTTTTATTTTTTTGAAGAATAACTTTATTGCATTTAAGTTAAATTTATTATTTATATTAACCCTACTGTATCTAAGTTTATTATATGAACTTTCATATGTTCCTGTCAATACTACTTTACTATCATTTTCTACTTCTCTCATAATCTTTACTTTTTTGAGTCTCCGATAGGATTCGAACCCATGTTTGGGGTTTTGCAAACCCCCGCCTAAACCACTCGGCCACGGAGACATATAACAAAAAACCCGAAGTGAACTGGTCTCTTCGGGTTGTGAATGTTGTTTATTATTATTTTAAACTATCAACACAGCCCGACACAGCCCACCACTAAAAGTAGACATAAGTTAAGTACCAATTTGTTGTTAATAGTTTTCATTGTTTTTCAATTGTTTTTATTTAAATATATGCAAATATACTAAAAGTTTTTTAATTTGTCAAGTTTTTATTTATTTTTTTTTAAAATTAATTAAATTTAAAATATGGGTAAGGTTTATTTACTGGCAAATAGTGAGTGGTCACAATTTAAAATCGGTATATCAACTAAGAATATTGATTTAAGATTGAGGTCACTTAAAACTGGTAATGGTTCTGAAATTACATTATTAAAATCATTTGATACTATCCACCATAGAAAAGTGGAAAAGTGGATGCATAATAAACATAATTCAAAACGATTAGTTGGTGAATGGTTTGCTCTTAATGATGATGATATAATTGGGTTCGTATCTGATTGTCAAAAGGCGCACGATACGTTTGAATGCTTAATAGAAAATGGTAATCCATTTATTTAATTTCAATTAAAAACCAATTACCATAAAAATCTTCAACTAAACAAGTTGAATTTTCACAAAAATCACCACTGTTCATGTAATTTTCACTTATTTTTGGTTGGTGTACGTGGCCACATACTGCAACATCATAACCCTTTTGTTTTGTTAATGATTCAGCATTTGTTTCAAAATCAGAAATAAAATTAATGGCTCCTTTAACTGATTGTTTTATGGTATTCGCTAAAGAATGGTATGGTAAATTTAATTTTTTTCTAATGTAATTATAAAATGTATTAAATCTTATTACCAAATCATATGACCAACCACCAATAACTGCTAACCACCTTACTTTCATAATCACAAAATCTAATACGTCACCATGGAAACAATAATAAGTTTTACCATCTAATCCAGTGTGAACATACTTTCTAACTATTTGTATATTATTTAAATGGAATGGTACAAATGGTTTTAAAAAATCATCATGGTTACCTCTGATATAAATAACTTTAGTACCATCTTCACTTCTTTTCATGAATTTTCTAAATATTTTAGAACAATTTTTTTTCCACTTACCATTAGATTTAATTGCCCAACCATCAATTATATCACCATTTAATATTAAAATTTCAGATTCATTCTCATTTAAAAATTTTAATATTTTATCTGTTTGTGATTGTCGTGCACCTAAATGTAAATCACTCATTATTATTGTTCGCCACGTATTCATATTATTTATTTTTTACCACCTTAAATAGGGCTTTTTCTATATTATAACCATTATTAATGAAATATTTTAAACTATCAACATTGCAATGGGCGTAAACAATTTTTTCAGTACCATATATTTTTGACTCTCTATAATTCCATAATAATTTATATATACCACTACTTCTAAATTCTTCCTTAACAAATGCGTGACAAAGATATATTGATGTTTCATGTTCAACATATGAAACAACACCAACTAATTCATCTTTAATTATTGCACCATAATAAGTCGCATATTCATCGATTATGTCTGGCTTAAGTGATTGAAATGTTTCAAAAACTTCATCGTAACTTACTTTTCTTATTTCCATTTTTTAATCCCAATAATTGTAATCATTCTTTAAATAATTGATTTTATTTATTTTAACTGATGTTTTTAATAATAATTTAACCATAAACCAAAGGCCTTTATTTTCAAACCTTCTTGGTGTTGTATAAATATTCTTATTTATTATTTTAATTTTATCACATTTGATGGATTTAGATATAATATAATCCTCACCAACTTTAACTTTTTCATTAAAACCACCTATAGATTTAAAACGTTCTGAATTAAATAACATAAAACCACCCAAACAAAATGGTGAAAATAAGGACATAATCTTTTGAATCAACCCAAACCAAAAATAAACATAATTATACTCACCAGAATCCGTCTTGAACTTATAACTAACTAAATCTTTATTTTCATTTACAATAGTATTTAATGCATAATTTATTAAATCAGAATTTAATAAAAATATATCAGCATCCAAAAATAAAACGTAATCAGTAGTAACGTGTTTAAATCCATTATTTCTAGCAACTGATGGTAAACCACCTTCAATCACTTTTAAATTAAATTTATCACCAACCCTATTTAATAATTTATTAACAGTTTCTTCATCATTTGATGAATCTGAAATAATCACATTAACACCATTTATGCCACTTTGATAGTTTAATAAATCGAGTGTTTTTTGAACAACATCCTTTTCATTCTTACATGGGATAATAATGGTTATTAAATCTTTCATATTTTATTAATAAATATCTTAATCATAATCGTTTTCAGAATCATCATGCATTGCCTTAAGATTTACTAATTCAATGTTAACCCTTTTTAATTCATCTTGCAATATTTTGATGTCCTCCAATTTTTCACTAAATAACTCAAATGATTCATTAATTAACTTCAATTCATTATCAGTTAAATCATCAACACTAACAGTTATCTTACTAGCTAATAATTTAATGTATTTATCTTTAAGAGATTCCATAAAATTCTTTTCTAATTTTAACTAATAAATTATTCACTAACTCTGGATTTACTTTTTTAGGTAAATCTGAATTATCAAATATATTATCCATTTCAGCTATCGCTGCATCGGCATCTTCAATTAAAGTCTCTAAATCTATTTCACCTTTACGTATTGATAATAAATATTCTCTATCACTTCTACGAACTTGAATACCCTCACCTCTACCAATTTCTTGGGCCATTCTAATAAGTCTCATACAGTGCATCATGTTTTTACCATCAATACGTTGACCATGCTCTTGCGTTTCAACATATCTAGCTTCATTTCTATTTTCTAACCACTCTTGATACTCAGAAAAATCCTTACAATGTTGGGTGTATCCGTCTTTATTAAATGAAATAATAGCAACTGGTGTTTCACCCTTTAGGATTGAGGATAATCTTAATTGATTTGATTGCCCGTAATTTTCTTTTTTATTTTTACTCATAGTAATTTTTTACAAAAATACTAAACTTATTTTACTTATGCAAATAATTTTACTATATTTATTTTAAACACTATAAAATGAAAACAGATAAAAATATTATAAACGTAGTTATCTCACCAGAAATACTTAAAAAATTAAATGATGGAAACTACAATAAATCAAAGCTGGTTGATTCGCTGCTAACTGAACATTTTAAAAAAGAATCTGAAGAAAAATTAAAATAAAAATCTTAATTTTAAGTCTTTTTCATTATTTCTAGATATTTATTAGTATATAAAAATCACTAATACCTAATATCATGGGAAGAAAAACAAAACCACAAGAAGAAAAGAAAACAAAATTATCGTTATCAATATCAACTGATAATTATACCCAATTGATGGGTTCTAAGATAAATAAGTCACAATTAATAAATTGGTTGCTGGACCAACACTTTAATTCTTTGAACAATGGAAAGTAAGATATGCAACAAGTGTAGTCAAGAAAAAGCTTTATGTGAATTTAGTAAGAATAAAAATAACCATGATGGTCATCATCACCATTGTAAATTATGTAGAAATAGTGACGCTAAAGAATATCGAAAAAAACACTCAGAAAAACTAAAGGAAGTTGATAGATTAAGATATGAAAAAGATAAAGACAAAATTAATACCAGAAATAAAAAATACCAAAAAATAAACAAAGATAAATTATACGAAAAAGCTAAAATTCGTAAAAAAAATAATATTATAAAAGTTACCGCTTACCATAAAAAATATAGAGAAGATAATGCTGAAAAATTTTCACAATATAAAAAGGAATACAAATTAAAAAATAAACACGTTATAGTTTGGCGTAGAGTTTTATATAATTCATTAAGACGATTTAACAAGAAGAAAGAAGGTTATACGATAGATTTGTTGGGTTATTCATCAGAAGAGCTTAAAACCCACTTAGAATCGTTATTCACCGAAGGTATGTCATGGGATAATTATGGTCAATGGCATATAGACCATATTATACCAGTTGTTTCTTATAAGCCAGAAACACACCCATCAATTGTTAACGCTTTATCTAACCTTAGACCAATGTGGTCCACAACAAGAGAAATTAATGGTGTTGTTTATGAGGGAAATCTTAATAGACCAAAACGATAAAACCCCAGATATTATTCTGGGGTTTCTTCTTCTGAACCAACTCTAACCAACCCTTTATAACCTAAACCAAATGGTTTTCCAAGTTGGGTTAATATTTCCTTGTATTTTTCCTTTTCTTCATCTGAAATGTTATCAGAAAAACATCTATGTGCATCCCAATCATAATACAATGTATATAAATCCTTTGCATTTGGTACATTAACCACACCAAAAAATTTAATTTCAAAATTGGTTGTTTCAACCCACAATTTAAAAGGGATACTTTTTTCACCTTCGATAACATAAACGAAATCCAATACATCTTTACGAGTAACTTTATCTTTTTCCCAATTTTGCTTCTTATCCAAACCTTTAGCTTTCTTGATTTGGGCTGAAGCGTAAGACCCAAAAGTGTATCTACATTTTTTTGTTATAAATTCAGATTTACATTTAATTATTTCATCAAATAAAGGACTTTTATATTTAATACAATCATCAGGCGTTGATAATAATTCTAGTATGTTTGGGTTATTTGTATTAACTAAATTTAAAAACCTACTAAGTTCATAATAAGTAATATCATTATTAACATCATTTATTTGTTCTGGGAAGTTACCAGATAATATATCATCTAATTCGGCAATATATACACCCCTCTCATCAACGTCAGAGGTTGATATATTGGTACCATATGCATGACTCCCAGAAATAACACTTAATAATATTAAATTATTTTCCTTTATGTAATTAAGATTGTATTTATTTTCCATATTTAACTTTTATCACACAAAGTTACAATAAAAAACACTAAAAAACAAATATTTTATCATTTATTTTTTCACCCTTTAGTTTTTTATATAAAAGCTTATATTTATTTATAAAGTATAAGTTATGAATTATAAAGAATCAAAAGAATATGCAATTAAACATAATATAAAATCAGCTAAGGATTGGTTTAATCATGCTAAAAAATTTAAAATAACACCATATCATCCAGAAAGAGTATTTAAAAATGAATGGAAAGGTTGGTATGAATTTTTATCTAAAAGTTATGATTTAAGAAAATATTCAGTTAATGATGATTACTTTAAAATAGAAAATAATAATATGGCATATATTTTAGGGTTATGGGCTGCTGATGGGTTTTTAAATATTAATAGGGGGTTTTCAATAACACAACATAAAAATGATGAATATCTATTATCTAAAATTTTAACCATTATGGCATCTAACCACCACTTATTAAATCATGGTGATAATAAAGCATTTTTTATAAAATCTAAAAATATATTTAATGATTTAACCAAAATATTTAATTATGATGGTAAAAATAAAACATACAATATTAAATTCCCAAAATTTAATGATGATAATTTATATAGTGATTTTATAAGAGGGTTTTTTGATGGTGATGGTTGTGTTACATATCAAAAAAATGAAAAATGTTATGTATCATCAATCATTTGTGCTAATGAATTATTTTTAAAATGTCTTGTTGAAAAATTGCTGGAGTTAATAATTAATTTTGGTGGTAAATTTAATAGATATGGTAAGTATTATTATTTGAATATGGGGGTTAATGATACTAGACGTTTTAGGGACTTTATTTATAAAAATATTAACTCAGATAATTCTTTATTTTTGATTAGGAAAAAAGATAAGTTATTTGATTCTGGTGGTATTAAAATAGCTAGTTTTAATAAAGTTTTTTTAAGTTACAATGAAAGTAAGTTGTTTGTCAAAAATTTAGGAATTAAAAAATATAAAGAGTGGAAAAAATATAAAAAAAATAATAAGGTTGATAATATTCCATCAAATATGGAATATTATCAAGAATATACTTCGTGGTATAATTTTATAAATTAAAAATTTCATATTGTCTATCATTGTTTAACCTATATCTGATGTTGGTGTTTGAGTACCATATGCTTGTGAACCAACAATTGTTTCAAATAAGATTAACCCATTTTCAACAAGAAATTCATGTGTAATTTGTTTCATTCTTTTATTTTTTACAAATATAGTTATTTTTTTTAAATTTACCAAATATAACCAATGTTAAATTATATTTATTTATAAATAGGAATTATGAAATGGTATCAAAAATTTGGTAATTGGGTTTACTGGTTGTTTAGTGATGAGAAGGGAAGTCCTTCTTCAAAAAGGTTTATAGGTTTATTATGTGGTATTTCACTATGTGTTGCTTTATTTATTAGTCAAACTACTGGTCACAATCCTTCAAATGTTTTAGTTGAGGCTGTAGCACTTTTAGCTTTTGGTTGTTTAGGTTTAACCTCAATAGAAGGTATATTTACCAAAAAAAAGAAACCTGAAAACGAAACTACTAATCAATAAAACCATGTTTAAATAGTTGATGTAGGTAAATCGAGTGGTCAACACACATTTCTTTTGCTTTCATAACACCAGGTTCAAAATCATCTGTTGTGTAATCAACAGCTCTACCTATTGTCATGTGTAATCCAAAAAACGGTTTACCCAACCCAAGTTCAGTTCGTATTGATTGTAACTCCCCTCTATGTTCGTGTGGGATATTAAACCACCAATGGTAATCACTATTTGGTTCAGATGAATCAGTTTTTGGTGTTAGGTCTATTATGACCTCAATTTTCTTACCATCCCATTTATTTTTAATCTCTCCCCACTTACCATTCATTTCAGAATCCCTATCGTTTATGAATGTAACATGTGCACCTCTTAGTGGTTTATGTAACTTTAAATTGTATCTTTTTCTAAGAAACCAAGAATAGTATTCACAAACATCACCACCAATAACAACCATAGCAACTTTTTTCCAAGATGCTTGTTTACTATGTTTGGCTGTCTTATCCTCTGGGTCAAACACTATTTTACCAACTAATTTTATTGTGTTCATATTACAAAGGTATATATTTAATTTAATATGTCCAAAAAATAACCTATTTATTTTTTAAAATTAAAACGACCCAAAACCCACTCATTATTTATAAATTCTTCAATTTGATTATTTATTACTCTTTTGTTTACTTTTAATTCAATATTATGAATCCATTTATAACCTTTTAAGTCAGGTATCACAATTTTTCTGTTACCACTTTTTTCATATTCTTTTAAGTTTGAGCGACCAATTTTCCAACCTTTACTTATGTATTCATTTATTTCTGAATCTTTAACCCTTTTATTTTTATCCTCAAAATTAACCCATATAGTTTTTTTGTGTGATGATGGTGTATCAAACCCTTTTTGTAAAGTACCAAATACCCAACCAATCAATATTTCTGAAGAATCTACTAATTTTTGTTTAAAACCATTATTAACCCATATTTTATTAAAATTATGGTGTTCTGAACCAACATTTTTACCCTTATTATAATGTGTTAATTCCCCATTAATATATCTAGGGTCAGTAACATTAGTCATAAATACATTGTCTTCACAGTCTTTTACTAGTACTAACCCCTTTGAAACCCCAAAATATTCAACACCAAATAATGGGTCATCTTTATAAATAGTTATTATTTTACCAGATTTATCTTTAGCGGTAATTAAGTTTTCACGATGAATATTAGGGTGTGGTATACTAAAATTCATATTCAATTCGTTTGATAAATTATTAATTATCAAATTTCGTTCAAAAAGTATTGCATCATTCCTATTTTCAAAAGATGAAATTATTTCTTTTGTTAATCTTTTTTTATTTGGTTTCCAAATTTTTGGAGACCCCAAATATTTATCCTCATTAATATCACAATAACAACCCCTGGAACCAATATAAAATTGGTTCGTTACTTCATCTGTTATTTGATAAACATAATAATTTTTAACCATAGTATCGAATGTATATAAATAAATATATCGTACATTCGATAAAAATCACTTTTATAACAATTTTTTATCTTTTAAAAATTTACGTAGGAAAGTATTTGTTTCACCGCCTATTTTGGTCACCCAATGTTCATAATTAACTTTATTTCTATTTTCTAACTCTAATAGTTTCTTTTCTGAAGGTTTATTTTTAGACCATGGTAAAACCTCTGGTACAAAATCTTGATATAACTCTTTATTCCAAACACGTTCATCAACTAAAAAACAAATTGATGTTAGTGCATTATTTAAATCTGGTTCATAGAACTCAGAGAATAAAACACCATTATCGTATAACATATTTCTATGTTTTTGCATACTACCTAAATCAGAATCATTATTAGTAGTACCCCCGTTTAGGATAATAAATGTTTTATCTTTTTTTCTCCATTTATTAAAAGGAATTAAAATAGATTTAACTAATTCAGGACTAAAATTAACACTTTGCATATTAGAATTACCATCTAACATTATATTATTATACTCAACCACAGCATGACCGAATTGAATACCCCCATGTATAGTATTAAACTGATAATTACATAATCCATACATTCTCCATTCCAAATATTCTTCACTTTTTCTTGGTTGCGAATTTGGTTTAACAGTGCAAGATGAAATTAATTCCAAAAATTCATCTCTACCAACAAACGACATTTCAAAATAATGTTTTTGTTTTGACCCATAGTATTCTACTGGCCATTCCTTTAAATCTAATACCCTTATATTATATTCAACACACCATTCATAAGGTGTTTTAGTTTCTTCCATATTTTTCATATAATGTTTTAATAATTAATGCTAACCCAATTGTGGCTAGTACTATCAACAAGTAATAAATCAATTTAAGTGTTAAAATAACACATACAAAACTTAAGCAAATTAATATTGCCCAATAAAATATTTTTTTAAAATTTTCAAACATATTATTTATTTTCTTCCAAAATCAGCTGGAATTTCACCCCATTCCTTAGTTAGCCACTTATTTATTTTAATGTCGTTAGATTTGAGGAAATCACAAGCCTTATCCATTCTTTTAGTTAATTCACCATCAAATGTTGACTTATGTTTTTTATCCCTAACCCAGGCAATTGCAGTTTTACTATCTGACCAAATATTTGGTTCAATACCATTTTTACTACAATAGTGAATTGCATGACATACCCCCAAAAACTCAGCAATGTTGTTGGTTCCTGGACCCAAATGTTCTTCAAAGATTATTTCACCCGTTTCCAAGTTAACACCCCTATAAAAACATGGTCCAGGATTACCTTCGGTACCACCATCAACACATATACCAGTAGTCGGTTTAGAATTTTCTTGTATCATCTATAAATAATCTAGGGTTTGACTCTATCCAATTAATTATAGGTGCTTGAAACATTGCTGGTAATGGAAACCCATTCATGTATAAAACATCAGCAACAATGTGAAATTCTTCACCTGATTTAAATTTTAATGGTTCTGGAATACCCTTAAATGATACTTCAATTCCCTTTAATAACCTAAAAACTTTATTTACATATTTTACTCTACTCATAATTCAATTGTTTGATTATTAATATACGTTATTTTATTAAAAAATCAAGACTTAAATAAGACCATTTACTTGATTTAATCTATTGAAAAAGAATTCTTTGGAAATTTGTGAAACATATTTAGTAATATCTTTCAATTCTAAATCATTCTCACTAATAGTTATTGTTTCTTCTTTGATGATATCATTAACAACTGATTTAATAAAATCACCAGTTTTTTTCACATCTAATTGTCCACCATTAATTAAATCAAAAGTTTCAGTTAACATTTGTTCAAGTCTCCAATTAGGTGTGACTTTTTCAGCAACTTCGATACATTTATTGATTTTTACATCATCAACTCTTTTAATAGTTTTAACTTTACTAACACCAGCATGCGCATCACCCTTTGATTTAAAAAAAACTCTAGAACCATTATCAAAAATATGAGAGAAAACAATCCCTTCACCAATTGTGCTATCAAAACCAAAAGCTTTTGCAACTGGGCATTCTTTTTCAACTTCCATTGTTAGGTCATAAATTAAATTTTGAGCTAATTCTGGACGATTAAAATCAATTTCAACTTCAAAGGTTTTAAAATCTAACATATTATAGATTCTATTTTCATTACTTCTAAAACCAGAATAATCAACCCAATATGCTGTTGAATTTTCATCATCAACATCATTAAATGGTGAAATCTTAATACCATAGATAAAAGCAGTTTTATCAATATTACAAATCCCAACATTTTTTTGGATGTTAGAACCAGCCCATTCCATATAAACACCGATAGTGTTCATTGATGTATCAATGTTAAACTTAGCTTTAATTTCATTAATTAATTCAAGAAATACTTCTTTTTTAGATTCAACATACCAAGCGAAGCCAGCGTTATCTTTTTCTGGTGTGATAATATTACCACGAGATTGACACCATAAATCAGAAACCTCATTCCATAATACAGCTGCACTTGTACCATGTAATTTTACAGTACCCTTAAATGTGATAATTGGTTTTGGTAAACTAGGGTCATAAATAGCATCACCATTTTCATCTAACCCAACAAAATTATTTCTTCTATTTACGTTAACCACTACTTCTCTAAATTGAGGGGTAGATGGGTATTTAATCATTTTTTTCATAGTTTCATGTATTAATACGTGCAAATATACAAATAATATTTGAATTTTGCAATTTATTTATTTTTATATCATCTTATATAACAATTTATCATCGTAGTTTAACATATATTCTTTAATCGATTCCACTTTACCATCAACCAACCCAAAATACAATCCAGTAAACATTTTTAAATCGTGTTTAGCAGTTGTTTCCATTAATGACATAGCAAACCTCTTTCTTTCACCAGAAGATGCATCAGATGGTCTTATTTCATCAAGTTCAGACCATATTGATTCCAACTTGGATACCAATTCATCGTATCCTTCTTTTAAACGATACAATTCTTCCTTTCTACCTGGAAACGTTGAAGCGAATTCTTCGATTTCATTAGTTTTAACGATAGTCATTATGTTGTGTTCAGCAGTTTTACCTTTTAAGTGGTGAACGGCCAAATATGCTGGATTTTTGATTTTAACTCTATTATCATTAGCATCTCTAACAACATATCCTTCTTCAGACCATGGCATACCAACTAATGTTTTAGCTAACTCATCAGCATTACCAACATTTAAATCATATGCTTTAACCAATGGTATCCCCAATGATTCTGAAACCATATATAAATCAGCTTGTGATAGTTCTTTTAATGTTAATCTATTTCTAACAGCCAATAATTTTGCTGATGATTCACCGTGTGGTGTAACAACAATGTTATATGGTGTACATAACTCAAAGACATATATAAGGTCTTTGTTCAACAAACATTCATTGAATGTATATTTGTTGTTAACGGTATCCCAAAATAGGTCATTAAATGTTGTACCATATTTGTTATTAACTTCACCCTCACCATTTGCAGTTCCAGTAGTTCCAGCATACCACATCATATCATGCCAATCCCAATAAACTTGTATCATAGAGTTATGTACCAGTATACCATTAGCAAAAAAATTATTAGTTTCTTTTGTTTGAATATCATATCTCTTAGAGATACATTCAATTTCTTTAATATTTTTTATTTTAACTATTTTCATATTATATCATTTATTATAGTTGATAGACTTCCCACTAACTCACAGCGGTCCTACAAATATCGATGAGGGTAATTTTCAGATTCCCTACTATAAATTATTAATTTTTTCTAATATAAATAACTCTAATTCTATATCATTTAATGGTCTAATATCCATTTCCCATAAAGGTAATACATTATAACCATTTTTCAAAGCAATATTTAACTTTTTTTCATCTTTCTTCCATAATGATTCAGCAACTACACTTTTATTTGGAAATGGTAAAATATCTGTCGCTTTATATTTACTTGGGTTGGCGTGCCAGAAATCACCATTAACCTCTATTAATATGTTTGTACCTTTAATATAATAATCATATATCTTACCTTTTAATTCAAATTGTACTTCGAACTTTACCCCCATTTCGACTAAAATCTTACCTACTCTTTTCTCTAACTTAGAAGAACCACCACTATTTAATTTCTTAATGCGTTCACTTTTCTGTTCATCAGTTAAATAATCCCAATTAGCTATTCGTTTAACACCATACTTGGTTAACATGATATCATTTATAGTGTCTTTAAACTCATCACTCTTGAAAATATTATCAACACCATAATTTTCAATAAATGTTTTTTTCTTCTTTTCCTTTACCACATCTGATTTTGAAACATTAGAAACACCATGATTTTTTAAACATGTTTTACTATATTTATCCCTAACTGATTTCTGTTTAGCCACCTCACCTAATGTTTTCAATTTAACACCACTTAATTTAAACAATAACGATAAACTTTTATGTGGTATACCATATTCATTAACTAACGAAAACACTGAACCATCATTTTCGTATTTACTAATTAAATAACCAATTAATTCATCAGTTAGATTAAATCTATTGTTAAGTACAAATAACTCCATTTCATCTTCATTATTAAATTCATCTATGTGTGAATTTCTAACATGTAATTTAAACATTTTATTATTAAATTCACCACCACACTTCTTACATTTTACATTCATAACTAATATCTTTATTAATAAATATCAGTTAATACTTGAAAAGTTAGATGAGTATCAAATTTTTTAAGTAATTAATAAGAATTCATTATACTCAGTCAATTCATCAACCCTACGGTAGCACTTTAGATTAGGTAACCATACTTTGTGATTACCAGTTAGTTTAATAGTAGTACCATCTTCTAAGTCAATCTCAAACCAATTATTAATATTATTTTTAATTGAATAATTAACTATTTCATCATATACTGGTTCATTTGTTTCTAAATCAAATGATAAAACTTTACCAGAGTATTCGGTTTCACATATATAACGGATTGTCATTTCACCATCCTCAGTTATAATAATTGTATCTTCATGACAGCAACCATCTTCTTTATTTAAGATGTGTGCTGTATCCCAATCTATTTTTGCTGCATGTGTTTCACCACTATTAAAGAATTTTCTAAAGGCCAATGACATTACATTCCAAGTACCTCTTTCAAGTATTATACCTCTACAATCTTGAACTTCTGGTATTGACATGTCAGATTCTATCTGATTGTATTTTAATAGAACCTTATGTTTATATTCTTTACAAACCAAATTAAATTCAGATATTGCTTTTTCTAAACCATATTTTTTAATGTAATCTATTATTGCTAACATATTATTTTTTATTTGTTTGCAAAGATACATAAAAAAAAGGTAACCACCAAATGATTACCTTTTTATTTTTACTTTATTTTTAATTATCTATAAATTCTTTCAGTTGTACCATCGGTATAATGAACAATTAAATAACCTTTAACATCATCATTCACAATTTGACCTAATAAATTTGTAAAGTATAAGACTTCTTTTGTTTTACCAAGATTGTTAAGACTTATTGTTTTAAAAGTTTCTGATTGACCGTCAATATCTACCTGAGTTAATCTATAATAATTAATTGCTACTTCATAAGTGAAGTCTCTGAAATTATAATCAATTTTAGATGTGGAATTACCAGCACCGTTCTGATTGTTGACTACAGACCAACTAAACCCGTCTGTTGAACGTTCTACTAAATAATAATCATTATTATGTTCAGTTGCACTTGACCAGGTTAATAAATTATAACTATCAATATTAGTCCCTTCAAAACTGATTAATTCAATTGGTAATGGGTCTGCATCTGCTGCCAATGTAACTTCAGAAAATTCCATCCAATTTAAATTTTGAACTATACCAGTTCCACCACCAGCTAAAGTTGTTTGTGTGTTTATACCACTTTTATTTTCCCACGGTGAACTTGGTGTTGGTCTTCTATAAGTTACTAATGAATTTTCATCTAAACCATTTAATTCAGAATTAAAATAATTAACATTTAAGGTTGCATTAAGGCTACCATTATTTGTAGTTGGGAAAACTGAATATACTCTATCAATACTCATGTTTGATGAACCAACATCAACTATTTCATTTCTTCGTCTAATTTCTGTACTACCTAATGCATTGGTAGTTACTAAAGATAACCCAATATTACCTGGGTTAATAGATACACCACTACCAATTGTTCTAGTAACTTTAATATAAGACGCTGTTGATGTTGAATATAATTTATTGATATTTGTTTCATTTATAATTGAACCAGTTGTACCCAAATCAAGTATATTACCATTTAAATTTATATTACCATTAGTCATCGTAATATTACCCGTTACTGAAATATCATTATCTAATAATATTTCACCACTCGTTTTATTTATTGTTAAATTTTCAAATTGACTTACACCTACTATTCTTTGGTTAGCTGAACCTACAAAATTCCAATCACCTTCAACACTAACTGATAAACCAGTTTGGTTAAGGTAGTTGTAATCATTTAGAATTATTTTAGCAGAGCCAGTTGTTACTAACTTTAAAGCAGTTCCATTTACAATAAATCTACCTTGGGATAAAGAATTGAAGGATAATAATATTAATAAACTGAATAGTATTTTCATATCAATTTATTTAGTTAATGTTAAAACCGTAAGTGAACCTTGACATATACTGCCAGCGGTCCCACCAATTGTTGGGTTATCTGTATTTGATTCGGCTCTTCGGTTTCCTCTCACATCAATAGTGTGGCTACCAGCACTCAATGAAACAACTAAATTTATAGACCAGGGTCCGTAACCCCAACGTGCTGTTGTTGCAAAATTTTGAGCTGTAGCTACAGATGTTCCACCATTTATTACAACACCGTCAACATATATCGATATTTGTGAATTCACGTTTCTATTTGTTGTTGATGCAGCATCGTAGATGCACCCAGCTGTCGATATAAAATAAACATGATTAGCATCTGCTGTAAACGTAGTTGTAAGTCCAGTTATAGTTGCCATTGTGGTTGTTGTGGGTATTATAGTTGCTGTTTGATTAACTGTTACACCAGCTTGTGTTAATGTACTCCATGATGTAACACCAGCACCATCAGTTTTTAAGTATTCACCACTAGCACCATTAGATGTTGGTAATGTTAACGATAAATTAGCACCAGTTAAATCACCACTTTGAATTGTAGTATGATAGGTTGGGGTTGTTCCAGCTTCAAGCATTCTAACATAACCATTTGTAGTTACGTTACCACCAACACTTAAGTTAGTACCTACAGTTCCATTACCACTAATGTTATAATTAGCAGTTTGTACTAACGTTCCGTTTTGTATATAATTTGAGCTACCAGCAGATACGGTATTACCAGAGTTCATTATTACCCATGCAGAACCATCATAATAATAAAATCCAGAAGCTCCATCTGATTGATATATTAACAACCCAGTTGCTGGTGATGTAATTGCATTTTTTTGTGATTGTGTCATTCTAGGTACTAAGACACCTTTATCAGTTGCTTTAACATCTAAAATTGCTGATGCATCTGGGTTAGATGCGTCTGTGTTAATTGCAACACCTTGAGAAAATATATTTGTGGTCATCACCACAAATAAAATAATAAGTAACTTCTTCATAACTATTTAGTTTTATTTTATAAATATAAGTATATTAAGTAAAAATGTAAAGTTAATTGTTACTTATTGTTCTATCTTAACCTCTTTTATCTTTTAACATTTTAATTAAACCCTCCAATTCTTGAAAACTTAAATCACTTAATAAATTCATCATCTCACTTTCATCCATCATTTTTTTAGCGGCCATCATGCTACAAAGTTCAGAAAATAAATGAATATCTGATTCATCATAGAGTAAAGAACTAACAAATATTATGAAATTACCAATATTAAGTATAGTATAATCCCCCTTGTCCTCACCTTCCATTATAAGTGCTTCCCCAACCTTCAATAACTTAATTGCTATCTCATCGTATCTTTCTAAATTACCCTTCATTTTAATTTTATTTAAATTTTAAACCATTCAGGTTGATTTCTATTTTTCCAAGTACCCAAACTTTTTTTATAAGTAATATAATATAACCTATATGATTCAACAGCTGAATGAACTTTACATTCATCTGGCATCGCTAAAGCAAATGGTGTTATATCACCATTTGTTGGTAGATTTGGCTTATAAAATAAAGCCCACTCAATCACATCTAACGATTTATGTCTTTTACCATATCGGTATCGATATTCATCACATAATGCAATACCTAAATCACACAACCAAGTGTAGTTTTCAATACATTCTCTAACCCATATTGAACATGGGTGATTTTTATGTGATAGTTTATATGGTATCACGTATTGACTATCAGTCATATGATGAACCCCACACAATAATTGGGCATATTCGACACACATTTTAGTAATATGTTTGTCCACATGATACTGAGCACATTTTTTAGTATCTAAATCTAGTGCGAAAATATTCATAATTTATTTTTTTTAATATTGTTTAACAAAGGTAAGTATAATATTTTGATTAAACAAATTAATGTTTATATTTTTCTAATATTTTTAATGATTTTTCGTTAACACACACAATACCAGTTCCAATTAACTCTAATATTTTAGTTTTCTCAATATATGGTGTTTCTTTTTCAGTGATGACTTTATACTTATCACCATATAATTCTAAACCTTTCTTAATCTTTAAATCATTATCTTTATATTCTAATAAAGTACTTGGTTTAATCTCATAAATTATATCACCATCGGTATAATCGGGATAGTAAACTTTTTTTTTACCATCTTTCTCATAGATAATCTTATACTTGTTCTTTTCACAACTAGTATAAGATACCTCTTTATTTATGAATAAAAAAGATAATTCTAATGAACTCCTAAAATATAATCCATTATACCAACCACAAAAATGACTAATATTATTTGATTTAGATATGTATTTCTCTCTATCTAAATTTAATGAATGATACTTATTAAGGCCATTACCAATTTTAGATTTAGTTTCATTGGAATGTTTTAACGTACCATTTTTTCTTTTTGAATCAATGATTTTATTTTGCCATTCTGAATCTCTATCAACAGTTTTACCTTTATTACCAATACTAATTTTAGTTTTAACTGAATCTAATTTACTTGGGTTACTAACACCATATTTTTCCAATATTGATGACTCCCAATTAGTTTGTTTAACCTCTTGATTTGTATTTAATATTCGCTTCTCAATATGCTCATTTGATTGAGTTTTACCTTTCCAATAATCACGTTTGATGGTTTTATTCTTATTTCTACATTTCATAGAACAATTACCCAAATATCCAACACCAACATTCCTATAAGTAGTTTCACTACCACAAACAATACACTGACCTTCACCTTCTTTTTTAAGGTATCCATCATAGTATTCTTTACCAGTTAGTTTATGTTTAGAATTAACATGGGTAGTTAATCCCTTTAGATTTTTAAATGATTCTTTACAAATTTCACAAGTTTCCATATCTTTTTATTTATAAATATGTGTAACTTTATAAAAGTTTCAAGTATCATTTTTACCACATGTTTATCATTGTGCATCTGCGCAGCAATTTGTGGATTCTCGTCTAAAACAAATATATTCATATTACAAATATAGTGATAATTTTTTAATTAACCTAATTTTTCTTCAGATACCACACCATTTAATCTCACTGGTGACTCTAAAGGTTTCCAATCTGTTATATCATTTGACATAACTGGTTTACCACCATTTGGATTAATTGCAATGGTTATATGTGGTATTACCTTATCACTAGGATAACCATCAACCTTTACCGCAATAGACATTTCGGAAATACCAATTTCTCTAGCGGTAATAGATTTTGTTTTACCTAAATCAGTTTTTAAATCTTCAGGTAACCCTTTACCGAAATTAATAGTCATGTGGTGTGCAATAACTTCCCAACCCTCTGGTATGTATTTTGATACTGAAGATAATAACTTACTTTTAGAACTATCATCTAAAACCAAAGATGCAAACATTTTTTGTTGGTACATTGGTTTTGCATCCAAAACTTTTTGCAAAGTCATTGGTCCAGCGGATTCATATGCTTGAATCATTGACTTTATTTTATCCAATGGTACACCATGTGTATTTCTTTGTGCTAATTCTTCAGCTGATAAACCACCAGTACCTATTTCAACAAATTTAATGTTGTTATCATCATAACCCAAATTAAGTGCTGCTTCTACATAATTTTTAGGTTCATTTGCTCTAATATTGGTGTTGTCAATGATTACTGGTGAAATACCACTCTTCATTGAGGTCACAGCATTATTAAAATTGGATTTGTGCATTTGCCCTAATGCTGAAAAATCATTATTAGCTACCATGTTGGTAAAAAACTCATTGTAATCACCATTTGCTTCAATTAAATCATCAGTTGAATGAATTACACCATTACCAACCAATTGTTTAGCTTTTGTGCTTTTACCACCACCTGGTATGCCTCTCATTATAATAAGTTCTTGGTCTGGTTTTGTTACGATAATACCTAAGGAATTTTTAATAACCCCTTCTCTTAATATACTTTTTATTTTATCTTTCATATTATATAATTCGTGAATTTATTTTTAAGTTCGTTTTCAGTTAAATAAGTCATTAGATATATTTCAGATTCTGAATAATCTTCATTATTTGATATAACATCAAAGAATATGAAATCTTCTGAATATTGGTTAATTAAATCATCAAAATGTTTAATTTTTAAGTTGTATGATTTTAATTCTTTACCTTCTTGGTTTGATTTATAATATAGTAGTGTTTTTAAATAAAATAACCTATTTTGGTCATCTTTATTATCGTACATTAAATCTAAAATACCATCAATATCTTCATTCAACCCAATGTAATCTAATATTTCATTTAGTGCTGAGTAATAATTACTATCAATTAAATCTAAATCATCTAAGTAGTAAGATTCAAAATCAGATAACTCTTCAGACAATCGATTATTGTCCAACATTAAACACATTAGTAAACCATCAGGTAATTTAACTGAATAATCAATATATGAATCATAATCTATAGATTCATTACCCAATATGTAGATTTTTATTTTATTTATATTTACCATGATGCAAATATAAACAAAATATTTTAAAGTAACAAATAATTATTGGAATTATTTTCGATTTTCCAACAATTCAAATACTTTATTCTGTAAATCTTTTGGTAATTTATAAAGAATGTCATCAATATTTAATGGTTCACCCTCTAAAGTTTCAAATTTATTACTTAATTCATAATACTTAACAATTGTACCATCAATTAATTTTATTTTTTTAAACTTGTTAACATTTGGTGTTGATGGTTGTCCAATTTGTTTTTTAGACTTTTTCCAAGCTGTTAAATTTTTTATTGAAACTGGTTTAGTGTCCTTATCGTAATATTCACTATTTGAAAATTCAACTAATTCAGCATATGTAATATCATAATCATATTGACCTTCAAATTTATGTTTCCAATAAAGTGTGGTCATTTCATTATTATTAATAATGGCTAATAAAAAACGACCTTTATCTCTTTCAGTGAATGGTGGATATAATATTGTTTTATTTGCCTCATATACCCATATTCCAATTTTTTGGATACCACTCTCATCAAAATTTAAATTTTCAATAAATTCAATTCTATTATCTACTTCAGCTTTAGCTTCAGGCCCCAAATCTTTAAAAGTGCTATCCTCAATTCTAATTGGATAACTATCCCTTTTCCAATGGGTACCTTTAATAGCTTCCAATAATCTTAATCTAATAAAATCTTTCATATTAATAAATATCTACTTTTTTGGCTTAGTTTGTCTTTTTTTTACTGGTGATTTCTTTTTTTTCTTCTTTTTCCTATCTTTTTTCATAAAACCACCAATACCACCAATCTTTAAATTCATGCATTTACCATCTCGAACTTTATTTAAGGTAACTATAGCTTTTTCTCTTTCACCCAATAATTCTCGATTTTCAACCATTTCAAGTATTTCTACTTTATGATTTTCTTTACCATATCTTGTTATTGAAAATTTTAACGCTTTTCCAGAACCCATATAACCATCTTCCAGGTCATCGGTTGAATGCATACCAATATAATATTTTTTATTGATTAAACACGTTGTTTTATATATAATATGATATTTTTTTTCTTCTTTACTCACATATATAAATATTAACATATTGGTAAATAGATTTTAGTAATTAATTGCGTAATGTACCAAAAAATGGTATATATTGCAACAAAAAACTAAAGCAGAGAAGATGGGATTCGAACCCATGGGACCTTATTAAAGGTCCACCACATTAGCAGTGTGGCCACTTAAACCTCTCGTGCACCTCTCTATATTGTACCCCCACCAGGATTCGAACCTGGACTAAAGCCTTAGAAGGACCTTGTGCTAATCCATTACACCATGGGGGCGTGTTTTGTACCCTCGGAGAGATTTGAACTCCCAGCCTCACGAGTCGTAATCGTGTGCTCTAATCCAATTGAGCTACGAGGGTATATTTAATTTGGTGGCGACTGTGGGGTTCGAACCCACTTGACCATCCATATGAGGGACGGTTGTTTTCCACTAACTATCGCCATTTTGGTTGATTGTAGAATCTTTCCTATTTTCTTCGGTATAGGTACCTTCATGGGCTCCGTTAACTGATTCATCTTTATAACCCCATACGGAACAAGCGGGGTAACCAAATATTGCTCTGGGGGTGGGACTCGAACCCACTATCTTCGGCTTAACAGGCCGTAGCTGTATACCACTTAAGCTTCCCCAGAATAAAAAAGTTTAGAGGCTTTGGGTTAGACACGCCTCAATATTACATGAGAGACCCCGTAGATTGCATAAACTTTGTACAGAAGGTGAGATTCGAACTCACATGTGACCAACTACCCTTTCTGTCGAGACGGTGGGATTCGAACCCACGTTTTCAACAACCGCTACGACTATACATGATATAAGCATGTCTCGGTACGTCTCGTTTATTCAAGGTATTTTATTGCTTTAATTAATAACTCTGGGTTGTCTTTAAACATCCCCAAACCTTTATTACAACTATCACATAACAATCCCCTCACAATACCAGTTTTATGTGAGTGGTCAACACATGCTCTAACATCACCAAATGATGTTTCACATATCGCACAAGAATTGTTTTGTTCTTCAAACATACCTAAGTATTCAGATTCGGTTATACCATACTTGTGTGTTTTCTGGTGTATAATATTCAAATACTTTGGGTCTTTTGAATGTTCCTTTCTATACGAATGGTAACATGTAGTGCTGCAATACAACCCTTTACCTTGCCTTGCTTTAATCATCAATACTTCAAATTCATTTTTACAATATTGACAATCTCTTTTTATTTTTCTACCTCGTTTCATAACATCTATTTATTAATAAATATACTACAAGATACAAAAAATAAGCTTGAGGGGATGCATCTGCATTTAGTCGTTAAGGTGGGATTCGAACCCACATCGTGCTTTCGCACCCAGTGTATCAGACTGGTCCCTGAAAACCGTTCGGGTACTTAACGTTTTGAGGTGGAAGCCCCATTACTTCCACCTTGTTTTTCTGTTGTGTTTCCAAGTTTTGTACATTCTAACTTGGTAACTCATTTTGTTTCCGTAGTAAATTATACCATCATCCCAATAAATTGGATAAAAATCATTGATTAACATGATTCGGTATTGTCTACCATTTTGCGCTTTGTTCAGTTTTGCTCTGTTAATGTTTTTACTCATAATGTTGTGAGTCTGTGAATAGCAGACCTTACAACATATCTAATTCTTTTTTCATAGTTTTAAATTATTAGGTTATAACCTTATATTATAGGATTATTAGGTCCAGACCTAATAATCAAGGGCGGAAGAAGAGGGAATCGAACCCCCAAAGCTTTTACACCCAGCCGCTTTCAAGGCGGTGTCCTCGTCCATTCGGGCTCCTTCCGTATTATTTTGCACTACGCCAGAGAATCGAACTCTGTCCATCCGAGGTTTTGGAGACCTGGTGCATACCATTATGCTGCGCAGTGTGTTTTATTTTACCAATATGTCAAAGAACTTGTTTTGGGTGGCTGAGGAATTTCGAAATCCCGACCTCTAGAATCACAATCTAGCACTCTTCCTCTGAGCTACAACCACCATCTATTGTAACCATTATAACAATGTTACCTTTTTCTTTTTTAAATCTTAGGTCACCGTTGTAACCCATTTGTTTTGCTTTTTCTTTATACTCGTCAACAACTTCGTCAAAATTTTCTTTAAACTTTTTATCTTTTACAGTTCCCAATGTTCTTACCAATTCTTCCATAATTTTTATGACATAAAAAAACCCAACACTATTTCTAGGTTGGGCTTCTGATTATTTTTAAATTCTTATTTTAGAACTCAATGATATCTCTGAACATACCAGACCTAGTTTGTAGACTATTGCGTCTCCAATTACTAATCGACATTCTATGTATGTTATTTGTTCTCATTGTGTTTTTTATTCGTTTATTAATTAAATATATGCAAATATACTAAAAGTTTTTCTATTTGGCAAGTTTTTTTAAAAATATTTTTATTTTTTTTTATTTTACCAAGTTTTATACATGGTTAATTCATACCTACCACTAGACATTCTATATATTGACACACGTAAATATCTATTAGCTTCTTTACCTCTCTTATCTAGGATTGGTTCACCGTTCTGTAATAATGGGATATTTACTGATTTATCAGTTTCATACGGAATACCACCAGTACCAAAACTAGTCCAAATAGATTGCTCATCAACTTCAAATCCTAATTGTTCAGCTTTTGCTCTAACAGCATCTAAAGCTGCGCTAAGGGTTTCAAAATAGGTGTCATTAGAGTTTTCGGATACTGGTTCATTAATATCTTGAAATTCTAATGGTTCAATTTCTGGGTTGATGTCGTATTGTTGTTTTCTATCTTCTAATTCCCAATCTTCACTATCATTTTCATTGATTACACCTTTTGAAGCTAGGTATCTTTGTTCGGCTAATAAATTAGCTTTTCTAATATTTTCATTTTTATCAAATCTTCTCATCGTTATCTTATTTCAGTTAAATTATTAGTTAAACGTTGAGTTTCATTCATTAATACCTCAAGTTTATAAATTGTATCCTCATTTTTATCAAATTCAGTCCTAAGTTCTGAAATTTTAGATTCAATTTGTTTACCAATATTATAATAAGCCATTTCTAAATCAGATTTAAATTCTTCTATATTATTTGATGACCCTCTACTTACAGGTCTATGCATACTATCAACACCAATTGGTGTACCATCTGGCATATGGAATGATTCGGTGATTAAACCTTTTGATTCCAAATATCTTTGTTCAGCTAATAAATTAACTTTACTTATATTATTTTTTTTATCACTTTTTCTCATTATAATAAATTTTTAAACATTTCATCAATTTTCCATTTAGGCATATCTAAATCCATACTAAATAGAATATTTCTTATTTTTTCTTCTTCTTCTCTTTGTTCATTAACATAACCTAAAGCGAATGAATAAGTATCATTATCATCTTCAGCTTTAGCTTTGTTAGCAATTTCATTCCAGTTTTTAGTAACTTTCATTTCATGTTCCAAAGCTTTTTCAACTAAATCTCTAACATCATTAAAATCTTGTGGTACATTTTTTACATTAGGCACAATTGCTCTAGAATTTTTCTCATAAAGATATGTGTAAATTTTTGACATGTGCCCTAATTCTTCATCGGCATATTTAAAGAACAATTTAGAACCACCAATCCAACCTTTATCATCTAACCATGCACTAAATGAACGGTATATTTGTGATGAGTAAAGTTCGTTTTCAATTTGTTTATTTAATATCGATACAATACTTTTACTTAATCTAGCTTTTTGCTCAATAGAATTCTTCTTTGCTTCTTCTGTGATGATTTGTGAATCACCATCTCTTTTAATTTTGTTAAAAGTGTTTGCAAAAGTTTCTAACATCACTTTTTGAGTGTCAATAGCTATTTGTTTTCTTTTATTTTCTGATATAATTTTCATATTCTAAATTTATAATAATAAATATCTATTTTAAACAAAAAAACCACCAAAAGGTGGTTTTTGTTTAATTTTTAAAAAATTTTAATCATGGTCTTCATAATCTTGAACTTCAACACCATTAGATGTTATGTGTACCTTTACGTGGTCACCAAATAAATCCTTCATATCTTCATCATCAAATTGACTCAAGAATTCTTTAATAGTTTTAACGATTTCAGAGTAATATGGATTATAATCTGGGTTTGTAATGATTTTCCAATTTTCATCGTAAATTTCTTTACTAGATAATTTTACAATATCCAAAACACCTTCTGGTTGTTCTGATTTACCGTAATTTTCATCATTACCATTTATAGTTGGGTAATCATGCATTGAGCTGAACTCACAAGCTTCACCGTCATTGAAATAAGGTGTGTACTGACTCCAACCAAAAGAATCTAATTCTGGGTAAGAATTAAATAATTCTGTAGTTAATCCATGGAAATTATCTCTTAATTTTTCTTTTAATTCAGATTTTATTTTTTTAATTTCCTCTTTTCCTTTTGCTATTTGCTCAAATAACAATTTTGATTTTTCACTTTGCATATAATTTATTTTAAATTTACTAATCTAATACCATTGATGTATCTCTACCAAAACTACCATCAAAAACTACAGTTTTATTCATATCTGGTAAAACTATACCCTTAAGAGTTTCTGATGGTTTATTTTCAATTGTAGGTTCTTTTTCAACTTTTTTAGTTTTTAAGATAGTTTTACCATCAATTTTTTTATGACTTGATGGTACTTCACCCATACCATTTTGCATCCACGGTAAAAATTCCATTTCTTGTATAAAATCCTGTGGTGTGGGTATAAATTTGAATTTATAATCTTCCAAACAATGTTGTTCAACAATATCTCTAACTGACACTTCTTTATTATCTGAATTCTTAAATGTGGTACCATATTGTCTATTATCTTTTAAAAATTGTATAATGTCATCTTCAAAGGTATTAGGTAAATTATATTTTTCTTGTATTTTTTTTATACCATCAAAATAAATACCAAACATTTTTTCCATATAAAATGAACCACCACTATGGTGAAAAATAACTCTATGTCTATTATCTGGAAAAAAAGCCTTTGATGAGTCCATCATATTATGTATTTCATCATAATCACTAGGTTTACCCTTAAATTTGTGAGCACTACTTTTACTGTGTATAAATGGTTTTGCCATATTTTAAATTTTATATTTATTATTAATTAAAGCAAATATAGTATAATTTTTAGATTAAATCACTAAAATTATAAAACTTTTTTAAAATTTTCTATTTCCATAGCATTTATAGCTTTACCTAACTCTGGTCCAGGTTTTTCTATTTTGTATTTTTCCATAGCTTCTGGTCCAGTAACATTTGGTAATTTTAAGTATTCTTCAAATGAATCCAATAATTGTGAACTTATACCCATGTTTGAACCAAAGTTTCTTAAATTGTCACTAGATAATCCAGATTTTACAAATAAACCTTTTAGTTTTGGTGCTGTATCGATATCCAAATTAAGCATAGCAATCAATGTAGTTATCTTTTTAACTTCATCAGCACTGTATTTAAGTTCATTTAACTTTTTAGCTAATGTAGTTAATTCATTTTTAGATAATAACATCGCTATTAATACAATTGGTGTATCGTTGTCAATGAAACGCTTATTCACATTCAAACCTTTAAATACCCAAGAGAATAAATTGTATTTATCAATCATTTCTAAGAAATGTTTAGTTGATTTTGCTGATGCCAAACCTTTAATAAATTCATCCCTAATTCTTTCACCAGAAATACCTTGAAGACTTGAATCTTTTTGTAATGCAGCATCTGTAGCTGGGTCTAAATCAGAACCAAATCTACCAGCAAATCTAATTGACCGCATTATTCTTAATTTATCCTCATTAAACCTATCTTCTGGATTACCTACTGTTCTAACAATACCATTTTTAAGGTCATTTATACCACCAACTAAGTCAACTACTTCACCTGATTCAATATCATAGAATAATGCGTTGATTGTTAAGTCACGTCTTTTAACATCACCTTCAATATTTGTGAAATTTACTGAGTCTGGTCTTCTACCAGAACCAACATCTTCTCTGAAGGTTGCCACTTCGTACTCACCTTGGTCAGTGAATACATTTATAACACCAAATGCTTTACCAGTTGGTAATGTTTTGAATCCAGCTTTAGCCATCATCTGTTCAACAGTATCTGGGTCAGCATCTGTTGCTAGGTCGTAGTCTTTTATTTTTTTATTTAATAAAAAATCTCTGACAGCTCCCCCAACTATGTATAGTTTATAACCATTATTTTTAAAAATATTAGCAATTTCTAATATATCTTCTGGTACATACATGTCAGATTTAATTCTAGATTCAAGAAGTAACCCTTCTCTTAATATTTTTTTTATTGTTTTATTCATTTTATTTATATTCAAAATTAAATTTTTTATAATGTTTAATTTTACCATTAGCTACTGATGATATTTTACTAATAGGAAAACCAGTCATTTCGGAACACTCAGTTAGTGATTTGTACTCGTTAAGTTTAACCATTTTGTCGTCATACATTATAATTGGTTTTCTGGTTTTTTTTAACGTATCTTCAGAATGTTGTTTACCAAAAAATGGATTATTTTCACCAATATATTGTTCTTTCTTTAAAATAGAAAATTTCTCAACCCTTTCTTTATCATCAGACCAAGTTTTTCCCTTATTAGCTTCACCTATCTTTTTTTTATGGTCTTCACTAACTTTTTTAAACCCATAATGTTTTTCCATTGTATTTGCTAATGAATTATTAACAACATTCAACATAAAGGTATAGTTATCACCCCTTAATTGTTTCATTTTTTTATATTTTTCAACAACACCATCAATTAATTTTTGTGATAAGCCCATTTTTCTATATTCTGGGTCAATAATCATATGTGGGCTAAATGCACCAGAAGTTTCAATCCAAGTTGCACCAGCTAAACGACCAGTTTCATCATCATATAGTATTTCAAATGGGTCAGCCGAACCAAAACTAATTTCACTAGTACTTCTTAGTGTGTTTGCCTGATTATCCAAAGAATCGTATAAATCATCATCATCTATATCCACCAATTCAGACTTAACAATACTTTCGTTAATATTTCTTGGTGTATTATCATAACCACATTTGTGACATAAATATAAATCTTCTTTAGCTGATTCAGATTCTTTCCAATGCCACCCACAGTTTTTACATTTTATTGTTTTATCTTCAGATTCATTTATCGTTGGTCTATACTCATCACCATTATCTAAACCATATTCAAGTATATCATTAAATGAATTAGCAAATTTTTTAGCATAAGGACTTAAATGTGAAAAATCAACTTTAAGTTTAACTTTAATTGGTTCCATAGAAACTCTAATAAGTTCATCTTCATCAGTTTTGGTTAATTCATTAAAATATTTATGTTTAAATAAAAATTCACTTTCATTTGATTGAGTAATGTAAATTATTGGTATTTGAGCGTTTAAATACTCTGATTTTGTTAACACTTCTGTAAAAAATTTATCTTCAGCTTTAAGACCTTTTTTATGGTATTCAATAAAAATACCACCAATTTTATTTAGTACGTTATTTGGTTTGCTAAATATTTTTGAAATAACTATATTTGGTGTCCAACTTTGAACAATTGTTCTTGGGTTATATGTATAATCAACTGGTTCTTCACTAATTTTAATCCTATTTTTTATAAAAAAACTAAGTGGCATATTTGACCCACGATATATCGTTTCTGGTTCATTTATTAACACTTCTGGGTATGTTGACATACATTTCTTTAAATCAACCATTGCACTTATAAATTTTGGGTCTATACCTTGACCAAATGCTATTGCACCAAATTGATTTATTAACTTGACGTATTCATCTTCTAGTCTAGTATTCTTTTCGTGACCACCGAACTGGTCACCAAATAATTCTTTACCAAATTTATCTAAACAACTAATATCACCCT